AGCCAGGCGGTAAGATAGTCTTGGTTATGACACGTTGGAGTCAGAAAGATCTTACAGGTATGTTGATCAAGAACCAGTCAGAGGTAAAAGCTGATCAATGGCACGTGGTCGAGTTTCCAGCAATCATGGACCACGGATCAAAGCCCAAGCCAGTTTGGCCAGAGTATTGGAAGTTAGATGAATTAGAAAAGGTACAAGCAACATTACCAGTTGGTAAATGGAACGCGCAATGGATGCAAAACCCAACAGCAGAAGAAGGAGCAATATTAAAACGTGAGTGGTGGAGAAAATACAAGCATGAAGATATTCCACAAATACAACACGTCATACAATCTTACGATACAGCGTTTCTTAAAAAAGAAACAGCAGACTACAGTGCTATAACGACTTGGGGTATATTCTATCCTGACGAAGATAGTGGGGCCAATCTCATACTTTTAGATGCCATCAAAGGTAGATACGAGTTCCCTGAATTACGTAGATTGGCCCTTGAACAATACGATTATTGGAAACCTGAATCTGTAATTATTGAGGCAAAAGCATCAGGTTTACCTCTAACATACGAACTTAGAAAAATGGATATACCTGTGGTGAACTTCACACCGTCAAAAGGAAACGACAAGCACGCTCGTGTAAATGCTGTTGCACCTCTGTTCGAATCTGGTATGATATGGAGTCCTCAACAAAAATTTGCTGAGGAGGTCATAGAAGAATGCGCAGCATTCCCATATGGTGATCATGATGACTTGGTGGACTCTACGACCCAAGCTATTATGCGATTCAGACAGGGCGGTCTGATCGATCACCCTGAAGATTACGTAGATGAAAAGGCAGAAACTCGTAAAAGGAATTATTATTGATGAACCCTATTGTAAAATTTGTAGCTAAACAACTTTTTGGAAAAAAAGGTGCCATAGCAAATAGAAAAGCTGTAGACTTTTCAGTTGCAAAATTAGTAGAAAGATTAACAAACTTTGGTGTAGATCCTCGTTCTATTAAAGATGAAAAACAATTAATACAAATTTTAAATTCTGTAAAAAAAATGGAAGACCAAGCTTTTGAACAACAGTTTGGTGACATGTTGAAAAAAAGTAAAATTAAAAAATCAGCAGAAGTAGTTGATCTTCAAGGTAAAAAAATACCAGACCCTGAAAGAAATATTATGGGTGGTCAAGCGTTTAAGACAGAAGATAAAATTGCTAAAGGTTTATCAGACAAAGAATTTAGAAGTGAAAAAACTAGTTTTAGATTAAACATTGGTAAAAATAGTCCAGAGTTTAATCAAGATTTAGCTAAAAGAATTATTAACAGAGAAATATACACTGAACTATCTGACTCACAAA